AGCGATGGTAAGTATGGAAACAACAGTGTGGGTCTTGGTATTTGTCTTGTTTACTACTGCGGTGGGCATTGAAACGTATCAGGTTGGCAAGTCGCACGAGACAAAAGCACACTGTGAGCGGGAGCGGGTAAAGGCCGAGGTGCTAGTTCAAACAAGCAATGCGGAAGTAAAATGCATTGAGGTTAGTAGAGAATAAACGGAATCAATGGGTAGTTTTGACCGATGGCAATAAAATTGTTATCATCACGACAAACAAGCGTATAGCGGAGCATTACTATGAACGAGCTGATACCAGACAAGGAAACGTACCAGACAAATAAACGCCGCATGACGTGGGCGTGTCTGGGCATGATGATCATATCAACGTTTGCTGTGATCTTTGATCCCGAGCGTATGAACGAGGCGAGTGCTGTGCTGATGATGATGTATGGCTCACTGTCGGCTGTCGTCGGTGCATACTTTGGTTTCTCTGCGGGAGCTAAGAAATGATACAAGCACTGATAGGTCCACTGACCGAACTGGCCGGGGGTTGGCTCAAGGGCAAGGCTGATAAGCAAGCTGCGGATGCCAAGCTAAAACTTACCGAGGCCGAGGCGAAAGCTAAGATCCTTCTCAGCAAAGAAACATCGATTGCGGATTGGGAAAGGATCATGGCGGAGGGTTCTAAGTCCTCATGGAAAGATGAATGGTTCGTAATAGTCCTGAGTTTGCCCCTGCTTTTATGCTGGATACCTGGCGCCGAGGGCTGGGTAGAGCGCGGGTTCGAGCAACTGGACAAGGCACCGGATTGGTATTTCTATTCCTTGGGCATTGCAATCTCAGCAAGCTTTGGTGTCCGTGGGGTTCAAACATTCTTTAAGAGGAAGTGATGCTACAGAATTTTGAGAAATCTTTGGAGATGCTACTGAAACATGAGGGTGGTTTTGTTAATCATCCCCGTGATCCAGGTGGTGCAACTAATCTCGGAGTAACCAAGAAGGTTTATGAGGATTGGATTGGCCTGGACGTAACCATCGAGGAAATGAAAGAGCTGACCCATGAGGATGTCGCTCCGATCTACAAGAAAAACTATTGGGATCGATGCCGTTGTGATGATCTCGATAGCGGCCTGGATTGGGCGGTGTTTGATTGGGCGGTAAACTCTGGCACGGGTCGTGCGGCCAAGGCATTGCAGCGTCAGGTGGGGGCTACCAGGGACGGTGCGATAGGACCAAAGACATTGCAGCTTGTGGCTAACCATGACGCAAAGGAACTGATTGAGGGCATCTATGCAGAACGTCAACGGTTCTACGAGGGACTAAAGACGTTCGATACATTCGGCAAGGGCTGGACCCGGCGGAACAAAGAAACATTAGAGACTGCATTGGAGATGGCGAATGGCTAAGAAACGCGGATTGTGGGATAACATCCATGCTAAACGGCGTAGAATCAAAGCCGGATCTGGTGAGAAAATGCGTAAGCCTGGACAACCGGGAGCGCCTACTGCAAAGGCACTGCGTGATAGTGCAAAGAAAAGAATGAGGACAGCATAATGCCATACGGAAAAGGTACATACGGATCTAAAGTTGGACGCCCCTCGAAGGCAGATAAGAAAGATCCTAAGTTGAAAAAGGCAGCCATGAAAAAGATGATGGCCGCCAAGAAGGGCTGATAACCCTGATAACTTTGATAACTATTCGGGCCGTAACTGCGGCCTGATTGACTTTGCGATAACGCCTGTATCCAGGCACCACATGTCTACATCACCGTCTGCAAACATGTACTCTGCCATGTCTTCATTGTCGCGGATCATAATCTGACATGCCTCATATGAGGGCAGCAGTATATACGACTGTATATCCATGCCTCTCACTGCGTATTCAATGTAAAAAGCTGTGAAGAACTCCATTATTTATTTTCCACTTCATATATCATTGCGCAAATTTCTATAACTTTTTCCATATGTTCTTTTGGAACAATTTGTGAAAGCGCAAAGCGCAAAGCATCCGCGCGTTTAGTTGTGTCAACTCTTGGTTTTTGCGGTTTTTTTTGATGTTTTCCAGTTTTTAAAACGGGGAGTTCTATTTCGCTTGGATGTACGCCGTAAAGTTGCAGCATTTGTTCAAGGCGATATTGAGGTATCATTCTGTATCCACCTTCCCAATGCGCTAATGAACTTTGATCCACGTCTAATTCTTCACAAGCCATACGTTGTGTATAGCCAGCGCGTTTTCTTGCATCACCTAAAGTTTTCATCTTGTCCTCACTCCCTGTTTTGATAATTGGATCTCCCGGCCATTGATTGCATACTCAATGTAGAACGCTGTAAACAGTTCCATATCTACCTCAAATTATATTTGTTTCGCCAGTAACGGATCGAGCTATCCGTAACACCTAGTTCCTCTGCAATCATAGTGTTGCTAAATCCCTCGCTGATCATTTCTTTGATTAGGGCTAAGCGCTCTGGGTTGTATGTTCCCTTTGGCTTGTAGGGTTTTTTCGGTTGCGCCTGTTGTTGTGGTATTGTTCCCCAGGCTCTCCGATGTGCAGCACGTTCTTGTTTGGCTAGTTCAAGCCATGCTGTTGCTTCGCTCATGTCTGTTTGCTCCTTCCATCACGAAACTTTAGTTTATATGTCTCGGACATGTAATCAACAGAATTTACATGAACCCCTAGTTCCTTGGCTGCTTCTGTTTTGCTAAGCCCGGCCTCTGCGAGCTTTCGATAATCTTCTGAGGTGTGTCCTCTGCGTCCGTGGTTTGCCAATCTGATTGGCCAGTTAAGCTTGTGCTTATTAACCATATAAGAAATCGAGCTTGTGTTTTTGCCAAGAAGCTGGGCCGCCTGGGAACGTGAATAACCCTGGTCGGCCATGCGCTGAAGAAACCCGACAATCTCCTCCTCATGCCGGGCTTTCATTTCAATCCATTCATTAATCATTTGCTAACACTCGCCTGGGTACGCGCCCATTTTGTTTTGTCTTGGATCTGTGTTTGGTTGTTAGACCCAAGTTGATCGATTGTATTTTTGTTTGCCTCTTTGAACTGATCGATCATACCCGCATCTGCCCCTGCCTTCTGTGCCTGGCTTAACAGTTCCAGGTATGCAGCGGTGTAATGGTTTTCATCGTTGAACGTGTCGCGGATCTGTCCATCACGGTTGTATAGCTCGAACGTCTGAACCTCTGGCTCGAGCGGGTGAACGCTGATGTCCGGGTTCTTGCGCGGCGGTTCTTTCTTTGGCGCTGGTTGCTGTGCAGTTACGTCCGGCAGATCTTCCCCCGCATAGATGTAAAGGCCCAGGCCATGCATGGCTATCGCCTTCACCAGGCAGCGCATCCGGGCATCGTTGACCGCTCGGGCGTCCGGGTTTTTGATTGCGCGGTTGTTGTTGTCCATCACTGCAAGCCACATCATATGCGAGATCCCATCGATGGTGACGCTGCATCGAACCTCGCGGCTGTTGTCTGGGTACACGACATCATCGTGTAGTTCATAGGTCGCACTCTCGGTATTCTGTTGAACGTGCTTCCAGGCATCGGCCCAGGACAGATAATCGAAGCGGCCTTTACGTTCCTTGTCTTTGTTGACGTTGACCTCTGATAAAGTTTTCCAGATCTTATTCATTTTACTCTCACTGTTACGCCTGGATTACCAAGCTTGATTTCGGCGCCAGGAACAAACTCCCCGGCCTCTAGTTGTTCTTTGATTGCAGCCAGGTCAGGCGAACGCTTCACCTTTGTTAGCTGCGTGGGGATCTCCTCCGGGTTGGTGACAAGCACACTCTGCCGGGCCTTTGTGCGGCTGACAGTGGCAAGCGGGTGCGCTACCTTCTTCGATCCGATAGCATCGAGCAAGTGGCCAATGGTCTGCGATATTGCATCGGCCTTTGCGTTGAGCTTGGCTGCGCGTTCCTGGTAAGTTTTCGCCAGGGCTTTCACTGCCACCTCGTTTGCCTGGATCTCCTGGCGTTCCTGGATCAGCTTGCCCAGGACATCCATTGCATCTGTCTCCCCGTCCAGGGTGTCTAGGAAACAATCCTCATCATCCCCGACCATCGCCCGGATGTTGTCGGACATGCGCCGGATCTCCTCGTAATCAATCCACATATTTTTTCCCTTCCTCTGTGATGATCCAAACGATTTCAGGATTGCCCCAGGCATTTTCCTTGCGGTCCCGGGTGTCCTCGATCAAACCCATGTCTTGCAATTCAGTAAGCCTTGGGCGTATCATCAACGGTGAAAGCCCGGCGGTCTTGGCAATGTCACTTCCTGACGCCTTACTCATCTCGGCCAAGACCTTTAACGCCTCGAGTCGTCGCCCGACGACTTTCCGGGCCACCTTGTGCGCTGCCGCGACTTCCGTATCTGGACCGTCACGGTGGTGCATTTTTTTTATTTCGATTTTATCAATCATTATTTTACCCTCCATACTCTTGCGGTACCATTTTCAAGAGTTCTCATTGTCACCGAATACTTACCCCAATGACTTCTTGCTATGACGCTAAAGCTGTGCGCCTTTTGTGCGTTCGGAAGCAAAACACTGTCGCCAACTTCCATTTTTTTAATGATTAAAGTTTGCCCTTTGTCTTTAGGTATTGGGATGTTCTTTTCGATCTTCATATTGTTCCATCCTTCCTGAAATGATTTCGTCATACTCTGCTATGACCTGGTTAAGTTTCTGGATGTCCATTTGCAGAAACGCCTGGTCGGTGCTGTAAGCGCCCGAACGCACCCCAGAGGGGATCTGGTCCAGCTCTGCCTGTTTCTTGTTCAGGCGGCGTTCTGCGTCGCTCCGTAGGCTCTGCATGGCCTTAAGGGAAAGCTCTGTCATATCACTAGCACCCAAAATAGACACAAGAGAAAGCCAATCACTAGGCTAAGTGCGCCTATGAGATCGCCTACAAACTCTTGTAGGGTTGTTTCTTTAAAAGCCTGTTTGATATTTTCTATTGCCTCTAGCATTGTTTATGCCTCCCAAAATAGTAACACGTTACCAATGACTTTGCTTTTGAACTGTTTCACGCCCCACAAGTAGTTGATGAAAAAGTTTTCCAGAGTCATTAGATTTTCTTCGTACCGATAGTAAACCAAGCCCTCGTCGTTGGTACAGGTCTCGACCTGGCCGTTCTCGATCATGTGGTGAATGTCTAGCACTTTGAATAGATCCTCCATTGTGTACCTCATTGAACCAGCAATGCGCCCCGGAGGGCGCTAAACAAGATCAACCCATCATCATTGCGCTAAGATCCATAACCTCTGGCGCGTCAGGCTTACGCTGGTAGCCCCAGGGCGCATCATCGTAGCCAGGGAATTTACTGACCATTTCCATGATAAACCGATTGATGTGGTAGTCACCGATGTAGTCGCTGTCGTATTGTGCTTCCCGAAACTCTTTGGCCTCACATGCCTGGTAAGCAAAGCACTGAGCAATTTTAATGAAGTCGATGGGCTTTAGATCAGGGTCGGGCCGACAAGCTTCGTGCTGGCAAGCTTGGCAGTATTCCTCGAAGCTCTGATCTCCAAGCATAAAGTTATCGCCAGGGTAACGGGCCTCGATGCTGATCCAGTTAGCTTTGGCTAGAAGCGCTGCCATTTTCTGGGGGCTGCTAGGCTGGCAGTACAAGCCAACGTTGGCGCGATACATGGCATTGGCAAGAACGCCGATGTGTTCTTCGTTACATAAATAAGCACTCATTTATTTTCCTCCTTGAAAATCAAACAATGGTAAGCCGAAGGTTTGGGCCTCTGCGATGTCGAAGGCTTCGGCTGCCTCTGCAACATCGATCCGCAACACGGGGAAGCTGATCCGCTTCCGCTTGCCGTGGAACTCAGCGATCTCTTTGACGCCGCCCTGGTCAAGCACCTGGCCGCCCCGGACCAACTGAACGTGTCCGGTAGTGGTGACCATGTAAACGTGGTTGGGGTTGGCAACGTCTTTGATGAACCGTTGCAAGGTCAAGCCATTGGTGTGGGCGGGATCTAGCTTGTCATACTTGACGCCAAGTTTATCCAGGACTTTGACCCGATCGCCGTACCGAGTGCCGCCTTTCCAGTTCCCCTGCCGTGCCAAGGCACAGTGTTCCTGGAACACCCGGAACGCCTTGGTCAAGCTGATGCCAGCAACAACAGCCACGGCCTGGACACCGCAGTGTCCACCCATGAAAGCGCCGCCTGGTAACTTGAACTCCATGTCTTACGCCTCACAAACCATTAACAAGCCAGGGTTTACCCACTCGGCAAAGAAGCCATTTTTATCAAGCGCAGTCTCGATCTTTTCATTAACGTATGGATAACCCAATTCGTAATAGTCAGCCCAGATCTCGTTGTCATAGTTCTGCTCGGCGCTGATGAACACACCGTCCTCGTTCTCGATCAACGGAGCGCCCATCTCTTTTAACGCCGCGATTGCTTTCTTGATGTTTGCCATGTCTTTTCCTTCCTGTAAAAAACAAATCACATATAGACATATAGCGAGTGATATCTCTATGGTCAAGCGGTATCGCTAAAAAAAATGAGGACAATATGCCAATTAAACGTCAAGTATCTGAAAACCTTACAGCTTTTCACTGTCGATTACCCCGGCCAATCAAGGACCGTCTTATGAATGAGGCGCAGAACCAAGGAATATCAGCCGCAATGGTTTTAACAGATCTCATAGAAAATTACCTAGGGCGGCCACAACCAAACCCCCAGGTTCATTACCAGGAACACGAAGAAAACCAGATCGATGTGATCGATTGGCTCGAGCGCAATGCGTAGAGTTGATTTTTGGTTAAAAGGTCAACCCATCGGCAAGGGCCGACCACGGTTCACCAGGCAAGGCCGGGCTTACACGCCAGCCAAGACCAAGGATTATGAGCATCGATTAGCCGCAGCCGCGTCCGATGCAATGCAAGATCTCGGGCTAGAACCAGCAACCGGGAAATGCTCGGTCCATGTACTGGCACAGTTCGAGATCCCCAAATCATGGTCTAAGAAGCGCAGAGAGGCCGCTACACGCGGGGAAGTGGTCCCAGGTAGGCCAGACATCGATAACGTGGTTAAGATCGCTCTGGACGCGATTAACGGCGTTGTGTTCGAGGATGATGCCCAGGTGGATCGAATCAATGCAACGAAACGTTATGGCGATCCGCTGATGCTGGTGAGCGTGGAGTGGGATGAATGAAGCCACCAATGGCAAAGAACAAGGATCTTAGGAACTACTGCATCATTCCCATCGAGGCCGTGCGTGACCATCGATTGCATGGAACCTCTGCGTTCTCTGTCCTGGCATTGATCTGCACCTATACAGATTACCTGGGCGTGACATGGGTAAGCCAGGGAAAGATCGCACAAGAGCTGGGCATATCCAGGCAAGCCGTGTGGCGCCAGGTCAAGAAGCTGAAGGAGTACGGCTACATCGTCGAGGAGAAAGCCCTGAACAAATGGCAGACCACCAAATCCCTCAAGGTCGTATTCAAGAACGCGCCCAAGGACATCGAAGAAGCCAAGGCAAACCTCACAGCCGGACAACAGATCACAGTCGAAGAACACCGCAGACAGGCAGCCAATGAGTTCAAAGCTAAAGCCAAAGCGCCTGTGGATAACTCAGTAGGGGGTGCAACATCTGAGGTTGCAGGGGGTGAAACACCATTAGGTTGCACTAACGAACCATATAACGATAAGGGTATTAGTAATTATAGTGATGAGGCTAGACAGTTTTGTGTAATGTTTTTGCGATCTGCTGAAAGTTTTGGAACTCCAAGAATTATCAATGATCGTGATGTCGATGTGATGTCAACGTGGATCAGGAACGGTCTGACCCGGGAGAAATGGGCCAAGATCCTCCAGGATCACTGGCAATACTGCCGGGATAAGCACCGGGATTACGCTCGAGGGATCGGATACTTCACTAACCCGGTCGAGCGCGTGACCACCAGGAAGGCCAGATCCTACAACCAGGACGCGAAAAGCCTGTTCCAGAAAGCAGTCAGATCTACCAGAGGTTGAGCAAAATGGCTAAGTCATTGATATCATTGAATAACAAATTTAACATAATCGACATTATACGTTATTATCGCTAACATCGTCAAAATGGAATGTGAGCCGATCCGCAACCAGGCACCCCTTGCCCCCCACCCCCGCGTGTATATGTGCAGTCCCCCACAAAAATATTTTCTGGAATTTTCCCACGGTGTGTGCGATACCTTTAGCTACAAACTTTCAGGAAGGAGTTTACAATGAAAAAGACATTGAGAGTGGTACAGCCACAGAAACGCCGGAATGATCCGGACAAGACGGATTGGGTACGTTTGGGTATTGGATGGTCTGATAGCAAGGGAACGCGGATAAAGCTGAATGCGCTGCCGTTGCAGGATGAGAACGGTGAAGTTTGGATTAGCTTGTTTGAGGATGATGGGTCTGACGGTGGTCAGAAACAGCAACAATCTTCTCAGCAAAATTCTGGTGACATGAACGATGAGATCCCGTTCTAATGGCTCGAACTAGGCAAACACCGATTGGCCGCTTTGGTGGTATCCGTGTTGCGCAGCGTCGATTAAAGACGAGTGAGACATTAGAGAACCACAAGGAAGCCGTTGCCCAGGAGCTAATAGCTCTTGGGACCACATCGATCACTGAGATAATGAATCTTGATGGTACGATGAAGAAACAGGAAGATATCCCGGATTATGCGTTGAGGGCGATCAAGAAGATCACGCCGATGCCGGATGGCCGGGTTGCAATTGAAATGCATGATAAGGTTGCGGTGTTGAGGGTCTTGGCAAAGGCCGCTGGGTTCTTGGATAATCCAGAGAAAGAAAGCGATAAGCCCTCAATCGTTGGGATTAATATGAAGGGTCCGGCAACCACAGAGTATGCCGAGGTGTTAGATGATACCGATAAAAATTGATGATGAAATGCCGATTGCGGCGAATATGCAGTATGCGTCAATGTATTTTTCTCACCGCGTTAGATCTTTAGAGGCGGCACTCGAGGAGATCGAGCGTGTTGCTCTGGTCAGTGAGGGCGTCCAGTTCTATGCAATGGTGGCGCGTAAAGGCTTAGATGGAGAGTTTGATTATGACCGAGATCCCGAGCCTTGATTTGAATTTCGAGAACAGTCCGACTGTTTGGAAATTTTTACATGACGATAGCTTCGTTAGGGGCTTGATGGGTCCGGTGGGATCGGGTAAATCCTATGGCTGTGCAGCCGAGATAATGCTTAGGGCAGTGAGGCAACGACCTAGCCCACGCGACGGTATCCGCTATTCCCGATTTGTTATCGTTCGTAATACATATCCCGAGCTGCGCACGACCACCATTAAGACCTGGCAAGAGCTATTTCCCGAGGATACCTGGGGATCGATGCGCTGGCAGCCGCCGATTTCACACCACATTCGTATTCCTACGCGGGGTGATATCCCTGGGATCGATTGTGAAGTTATCTTTATGGCACTTTCTTCGCCGCAAGATGTGCGGAAACTACTATCACTGGAACTCACCGGGGCTTGGGTGAACGAGGCTCGAGAGCTTCCGAAGGCAGTTATTGACGGATTGACGCACCGGGTCGGGCGATATCCCACGAAATCTGATGGCGGTCCTACATGGTATGGGATATGGATGGATACCAACCCGCCGGATAGCGATCACTGGTGGCATGAGCTTGCGGAGAAAAACCCGATCACGGGTAAGTTTGCCTGGTCATTCTTTCGACAGCCTGGCGGTGTCATACTTCCCAAGAAAGAAGATATCCCGAAGGAAAACCCCGATGCGCAAGGATTTGTATTCTCTGGTGGTAAATGGTGGCAAGTTAATCCCAACGCGGAAAACAGCAACAATTTGCCGCCTGGATACTATCAACAGCTACTTGGCGGTAAGAATGCCGATTGGATCAGGTGTTATGCGCAAGGCATGTACACATTTGTCCAAGAGGGGCGTCCCGTATGGCCAGAGTATGATGATGAGCTTATGTCCGGGGATGTTGAGGTAGATCCATATTATCCGATACAGATCGGTGTTGACTTTGGTTTAACCCCGGCTGCGATCTTTGGGCAGAGAACCACGGCGGGATCGTGGCGGATCATCGATGAGCTGGTGACGTTCGATATGGGCCTGGAAAGATTTGGACAAGAGCTTCTAGGCCGTATCGCGGAGCGATATTCTAAGCATGAAATAATGATCTGGGGCGACCCGGCGGGTAATAAACGTGATGAGATCTATGAAGTCACGGCCTTCGATCACTTGCGATCTATTGGTTTCAAGGCGCAGCCAACGGAAAGTAACGCCTTTCAGGTACGCCGGGAAGCTGGGGCGGGGCCGATGTCACGCCTGGTAAACTCAAAACCTGGGCTGATGGTCGATAAAAAGTGTATTCGTCTGCGCAAATCTCTGAGTGGCGGCTACTTCTTCAAGCGTCAATCGCTCGGCGCCGGGCAAGAACGGTTTAAGGATGCGCCAGTTAAGAACGAACATTCACACTGCGGGGATGCGTTTGGCTATCTGATGCTGGGCGGCGGGGAACAACGTCGATTGCGCCGGGGGACTTATGGCAGCGGATTTGCCCAGGCTCCGGCCATGACTGCAAATACAGACTTTAATATCTTCTGATGTCACTGATACAGCTCCCAACATTCCGAATGCGCCCCGATGAACAGATCGTGCCGCTGCAATACGAACATCTGTTTATGATTAAGCTCGGGCCGCACGAACAAGAGTATGAGCGCGTTATTCCTGGATACCGGGATTACATTTACGACATTTCAGAACACGGCTGGTCCTGGACTGCAATCGGTCGAGGTAAAGTCGTGGCTTGCTATGGGGTACGACAGATCTGGCCGCATATGGTCGAGTGCTGGTTTATTCCAGGGGAGGGATTGGATAACCACGCCAGGACAACTTTAGTGGGTGCTAGGGCTACATTACAGAGTGTATTTGATGACTATGATATCTCTAGGATGCAGATATTTGTAAAAGATCAACATATGGTAGCGTTAAGGTTTGCCAAAGCACTACATTTTGAGGTAGAGTGCAAATTAAGAAAGTTTGGTCCAGAGGGGGCCGACTATTACTCAATGGCGAGGTTTAAGTAAGATGGGCGGATTTGGAAGTAGTCGAGCGGACCCAGCACCAGCACCAGCCCCAGCGGCACCACAGGTTTCGGAAGCGCAACAGCGACAGGAAGCTCGGGCGGAAGCTCAAGAGAAAAAAGAAATGCGAGGACTGCAAAAGCGTAGACGATTAATGCGCACTGGCGGTTTGAGATTGTTATTCTCCCCAGCACGACAAGAAGGCCCAGGAATGGCACCCAAAACTAAAATGGGCGGCGGATCATAGATGTTACTGAGCGCTATATTCAAGCCGAAGCAAACGCAAAAGCAAAAAACGCAAGAAGCTTATGCGCAATATGCTGGCACTCGAATGGCGTCGCAGGGCAACTATACAAGCAGTCGAGGCCCAATCGGTACGGCTGTAAGTGATGTGGCGATGGGTTTGGGATATCAAACCAAGGATGCAAGCTATTATGCCAGAACAGAGAGGACAAAAGCTAGGAGAGCTGTAAGTAATCGAACAGAATACGGAAACGATGACAGTCCTAGCCGTGCGGCACCCAGGCCCAGACAGCCAACGGCTGCGGAGTTAAAAGCACAGCGCAAAGCGGCAGAACTGGCGGAGCGTAAACGTCTTGGACAGATCGCTCGTAAGAAGTTTGAAAAAGAGAAAGGCGAAAGAGTTGCCAAAAAAAGAGCGACCCTTTTGAATATAGCATGACTAAAATCAAAGATGATCCTCGAGTATATCGCAAGGAAGGCGATGATCCAAAACGCGCTAGAAACGATAAAGGCCAACTTATCGCTGATGATCCATCAACGCCTGATGTAAATGAAGCCTGGGAAGGCGGAGAAGCTCCAAAGAAAAAAGCAGCTCCAAAAAAGAAAGCAACAACCCGTGGTAAAAAAAGCGCATCAAAATCCTAAAGGCGGCTTAAACGCCGCTGGTCGGGCCTACTTCAAACGGACAACAGGATCGAACCTGAAACCTCCGGTGAAGAAAGGCGATAATCCTCGTCGGGCGTCCTTCCTGGCTCGGATGGCGGGGAACCCTGGGCCGGAGCGTGACAGTCAGGGAAATCCCACCCGGCTGCTACTGTCCCTCCGTGCCTGGGGTGCTTCGTCAAAAGCGGATGCACGAAAGAAAGCCGCTGCCATAAGTAAGAGGAATCAGAATGCCTAAGCTAAACGTAAAAGAAGTGATGCAGCGCGAAGCCAAGGCACAAGCGCGAAAAGATGAATGGCGCACAATCTATGAAGATTGTTACGAATACGCCCTGCCACAGCGCAATCTTTATGGCGGATATTGGGAAGGTAAAACACCAGGTAAAAGCAAGATGCAGCGGGTCTTTGACTCTACAGCCATGTCCTCGACTAAGCGCTTTGCAAACCGAATGCAAGCTGGGCTATTCCCGCCCAATCGTCACTGGTGCAAGTTAGAGCCTGGAATGGCTATCCCAGCTCAAGAACGCCCTCGAGCGCAAGAGATCCTGGACGCATATGTTGATATCATGTTCGATCAGCTACGTCAGACAAGCTTTGACCTGGCAATGGGTGAGTTTCTACTAGATCTCTGCGTAGGCACAGCCGTAATGATGGTGATGCCTGGTGATGAAGTTACACCCGTTCGCTTTACAGCGGTCCCACAATACTTGGTTGCCATCGAGGAAGGCGCAAACGGTACTATCGATAACGTCTATCGCAAGCTGCGGATCAAAGCGGAAGCAATACAACGTGAGTTCCCAGACATTCAGATGAGTGTTGAGCTTGAGGACGCAATGCTTCGTCGCCCAAGCGAGGAGTTAGATTTATTCGATGCAATTATTTTCGATCAGGAGAGCGGCAGATATCATTATCATGTCGTTTGGCCAGCTAAATCCCAAGAGCTTGTCTATCGTGAAATGGAATCCAGCCCGTTTATCGTGGCGCGATACAGCAAGACAGCCGGGGAAGTTTATGGCCGTGGGCCTTTGGTGGACGCAATCGCGGATATCAAGACGCTAAACAAAACCCTCGAGCTGGTGTTGAAGAACGCAAGCTTGGCGATCTCTGGTGTTTTCCTTGCTGCGGATGATGGCGTACTCAATCCGCAAAACATCAAGATACAGCCAGGGGCAATCATTCCTGTCGCTCGGAATGGTGGCCCAGGGGGTGCGTCCCTGGCTCCTCTCCCTAGAGCCGGGGACTTCAACACAAGTCAGATTGTGATCCAGGATCTACGGGTGAACATCAAAAAAATGATGATGGATGATACCTTGCCGCCAGACACAATGTCGGCTCGATCAGCTACGGAAATCGCCCAGCGCCAAGCAGAACTGGCAACAAACCTGGGATCTGCGTTTGGTCGATTAATGACAGAGATTATGAACCCATTGATTGCGCGGATATTGTTTGTCTTGGACCGCCAGGGCTTGATCGATCTACCGCTCAAGGTCAATGGCGTTCAGATCAAGGTAACACCTGTTTCACCATTGGCAGAAGCGCCAAAGATGGAAGAAGTAAACAAGGTGCTAAACTTTATGCAGATCGCCCAGGCTATGGGTCCAGCGGGGCAGACAGCGATCAATACACAAGAGGCCATTGCATTCATTGCTGAAAAGATGGGTATCGATCAGCGCGTTCTTAACACAGCGGAAGAACAGCAAATGATGATGATGCAGATGCAGCAACAGATGATGGCACAACAGCAACAAGCATTGCCAGGTGATGAGCAAATCGCGGAGGCAATGCAATGAGTTCAGTCGAAGGGTGGGAAGGTTTAAGTCCAGCGTTCGCTGAACCGCCAAAGGCGGATGAGATCGATCTATTGTATGGTCGGCTCTTTAAATCTGAGGAAGGTCAAAAGGTGTTAAGTCACCTGAGACAGATAACTATCGAACAACCATCCTGGTTCCCAGGCGAGGATGCAAGTCACGGTTATGTCAGAACTGGCATGGCCGAGCTTGTTCGCTTGATCGAGCGCAGGGTAGAAAGGTCAAACAATGTCTGATGAGACACAAGTAGCAGAAGCGCCCCAGGAAGGGCTTGTCAGCTTTCAACAACAAGAAGAAGCGCCAACACAAGAAGAAGCGCCTATTCCGGTCCATGAACCGCAAGAGGATGCGTCCTTTAATGATGTTGATGATGAAATGCCGCTAGAGCGGCCTGATTATTATCCACAGAAATTTTGGGATGAGGATGGACCCGATGTCGAAAAACTTGCAAAAAGCTATGCCGAACTGGAAAAAGCCTTCAAAGCCGGGAAACATAAAGCTCCGGAAGATGGCTACAACATGGAGGATTTGGTTGATCGAGGTCTCGATCTGGAAGATCCGACTGTCCAGGCGTATCAGGAGTGGGCGCAGAAATATGGCATATCTCAACAGGCGTTTGAGGAATTGGCTGGTAACATCCTGGAAATGACCGGGGAGCAAGAGCAAGCCATACAATATGACCAACAACGGGAAATGGAAAAGCTTGGCGCGAAAGCCCAGGAAAAGATCTCCTATCTCGAGCGTCATATCACTAAGGCAGCATTGAACCAAGCGGAGCGTGAAGCCCTGGCGATTGGCCTAAACAATGCCGACAGCATCAATGCAATGGTTAAGTTTATCCAAGGATACACTAATGAGGGCATCCCGACAGAACCCGTTGTTGCAACGCCGGAAATGAATGTCCAAGACCTTCGCCAAGCTATCGCAGACCCTCGATGGACCACTGATCCAGTGTGGCGCACAAAGATCGAACAACAATGGGCTGCGGCCAACAGCTAGATATTGTTGCAATATGGCAGACTTGCGTGTATATGTGGTGTAACGGCTAACCGCTGCGCGGCCCGTAGATCTGGTAAACCAGTGGTGGGCGCGGCCACATTCGCGCAAGCAGACTGCCCGAGATACATCGGCCAACAGTAAGCGTTTTAATGGAAACTCTATAGGAGGCTTCTGCTATGGCGCAGAGTATTACTAACGCCTTTGTAACTCTCTTTGATGAAGAAGTTAAACAGGCATATCAGGGCGAAGCCCTACTTCGCGGCACCATGCGTACACGCTCAGGTGTCCAAGGCAACACTGTAAAATTCCCGAAAATCGGTAAAGGTGTTGCAACAGTTCGCGTTCCACAAACAGACGTTACCCCGTTGAACGTGACTTACTCACAAGTAACAGCAACAATGACAGATTACATTGCGGCTGAATATTCAGATATCTTCCACCAATCACATGTGAACTTTGATGAGCGCCGTGAGTTGGTTCAGGTTGTATCTAAATCAATCGCTCGTCGTATGGACCAGCTTTGCATCGATGCGTTGGACGCAGCATCTTCACCATCCACAGTGGCAACATCTGTTGGTGGCGCGGCGTCAAACATGAACATCGAGAAGCTACGCGCGGCGGCAAAAGCGCTGAACGACAACAATGTCCCAGCGGAAGGTCGTCATTTGCTGATGCACTCATCACAGCTTGACGCTCTACTAGGCGAGACAGAGGTTACATCCGCTGACTTCGCCACAGTAAAAGCGCTTGTTCGTGGCGAGATCAACTCGTTCATGGGCTTCAACATCATCACAATGGGTGATCGTGACGAGGGTGGTGTTCCAAAACCATCTACACGCACATGTTTTGCATGGCACCAGGACTCAATGGGTTATGCTGAATCAATGTCTCAGAAGTCAGAAGTAAACTACATCCCAGAGAAAACATCGTTCCTAGTAAGTTCAATGTTCTCAGCGGGTGCGGTTGCGATCGACGACGAAGGCATCGTCAAGATCTCATGTACTGAATAAGGAGACTGAACAATGGCTTTCGATAAAACAGGTTTTGCAACCATTGGAGCATCTAAGAAAGGCTCTGCGCCTTCTATTTACTCCTATCAAACGGCAGACACCATTGCGACTGTAAACACAGCGGGTTACTTCAACGACTTGTCAGATACTCTGGCAGTCGGTGACTTGATCTATTGTGTTACATCTACTGGTGGCACTCGCGTTAGCACTCTGACGCAAGTTCTATCAAATGCAAGCGGTGTTGTAGACGTTGCTGACGGAACAACACTAGCCGCAACCGACACAGACTAATACTCCGAGGGGCTGGGCAACTGGCCCCTCACACTTACCTGGAGGGTTACAATGGCAACTGGTGATACTGACGTTTCAATTTGTTCGGATGCTTTAGTCCTCTTGGGCGCTTCCCCTATTTCGTCTTTTACGGAAGGCACTGACGCCGCATTGGTGTGTGGCCGACTTTACCCAGATATCAGAGATTCAATACTAAGCTCATATATTTGGTCTTGGTCAATCACTAAGTCGCAGATATCCAGATTATCCACTGCCCCAACAAATGAATGGCAGTATGCCTATCAACTTCCTGGAGATATGCTTTCCGGTGTTCTAGCTGTCTTTGAAACAAGCGGGACTACTGAACGCCCCCGGCGCTATGGCTGGGAGATATATGGCGATCAGCTCTATACCAACATGGAAACCGTTTATATTGATTATCAGCAAACGGTAACAGAAAGCAAAATGCCGCCTTACTTTGTGCAGCTATTAAAGTTTGCTCTGGCATCTGAATTGGCCATTGTCATAACAGATCAGGGGTCTAAGGCAGAATACTTCTATGCAAAAGCATACGGAAACCCTGGTGAAAATGGACGCGGCGGTGAAATGCGTAAAGCAATGAACATCGATGGCCGTGGCCAGGCAACACAGATCGTTGAGGATTATTCGCTAGTTGAAGTGAGAAGCTAAATGCGCGTTACACAGTTTCAAACAAACTTCTCGGTTGGTGAACTGGACCCACTACTTAGAGCGCGTACAGATCTCGAACAGTATCAGAACGCTCTCGAGGAAGCGCTGAACGTCATCGTGCAGCCTCAAGGCGGCCTAAAGCGCAGGGATGGCCTAGAATTTATCTATAACCTGGGAGAAACCTTTACAGAGGTGAAGCTTATCCCGTTTGAGTTTAGCGTTAATGATAGCTATCTTTTGGTCTTTGTAGATGGCCGTATCTATGTGTTTAAGGGCGGAACACTACAGACAAACATAAACGGATCTGGGAACGATTACATTACTGCCTCAGATATTACTGCGGCAATGCTCGATGAGCTAGAATATACCCAGGCTGTTGATACACTTATTCTTTGCCACGAAGATCTGCAAACAAAACGCCTGGTGCGAAATACTGATACAAGCTGGACCCTGGAAAACTTACCACTGACCAACTTGCCACAGTATGCTTATGCGTTTGATACACATCAACCAAACTTTACAATTACGCCTAGCGCTGTTGATGGCAACATTACGATTACTGCATCTGCCGTAACAACTGACACTGGTACTGCCCAGGCTGGTGGAGCTGATACCATTACGCTCAAAGCTGCAACAAGCTACACATCTGATGATGATCCTAATGGAATGTTCATTACCTTAACATCCGGTACTGGATCGGGCCAAACGCGCCATGTTGAGGACTATGTTGCATCAACCAAGGTACTAACGGTCTATCCAGCGTGGGATACAGCGCCAGACAATACAACCGGATATAAGGTAGAAGCCTTTGCGGAGAGTGCGGTGGGAGAATATGCCCAAGTCACAAGCACCTTTGGCCGCGCAAGATACGTTGAGTTTACTAGCTCCACAGTAATGAAAGCTGTTGTCGAGGTTCCTTTCTTCGATAGCAATGCCGTTGTTGCCGGGGAATGGGAAAGCGAACACGGGTATGAGGATGTCTGGTCAACCACCAGGGGGTGGCCTCGATCAGCAACATTCCATGAGGGTCGCTTGTACTTCGGCGGATCTAAGTCCCGGCCCAATACTGTCTGGGGATCTCGGGTTATAGATTACTTTAACTTCGATCCCGGTACTGGCTTGGATGATGAGGGCGTAGAAGCCACGATCAACACCAATCAGCTCAACAGCATCGTAAACATCGTTGCATCGGCCGACTTACGGATCTTTACTACTGGCGGGGAATTTGTGGTTATTCAGTCAGAGGATAGTCCGGTAACGCCTTCTAACTTTCTTGTACGGCCACAAACGCGCCAAGGATCAAAGCCAGGTGTCCCCGTTGAGGATTTAAATGGGGCTTCAATCTTTGTTCAACGCCAAGGTAAATCTTTAAATGCGTTCCAGTTTGGATCAAATACAAGAGCGTATCAGATCCAACAAATATCTGTTCTATCATCTCACTTAATAAAAAATCCTGTAGATCTTGCGGCCCGGAGGTCAACGTCAACAGACGAAGCCGATAAGATTTTCGTTGTGAATGGTGATGATGGATCTATGACTTGCTATTCAATCTTGGTCGGTCAAAACGTGATATCTCCCAGCAAGTTCACAACAGACGGGGACTTCATTGCAGTAGCAGTAGAAAACACAGAAGTCTATGCCGCTGTCAAAGCGCCAATCATTGATTGGAATTTAACTGATGGATTGGCTAAGGCGATCAAAGACATTGCCGATGGGGTCAAAGATGCAGACGATGGCGGTGTATATGCCTGGTTGCTTGAGCAAGTTGATACTGGTGGCGGTTTATACCCAAGAGCTGATCTTGGCAGAAACCAAGTGGTCGGTTCTTTAGATGCTGCTTTTTGGGATTCATACGGTAGTGGAACTTTAGTTGTAACCTTCAACGGAAGTGGCGTGGTAACTCAACTACAAGTTATCTCTAGTATTATCACGATAACTATCACTAATGATGTTGAATATATCTATAATCGGATACTTGAGTTCCAAAAAGCTTTCTGGGTAGCGTATGAGGCGGGAGAAACTTGGGTAAGCGATTATATCAAATACGAATACCATATTCAAAAGTTCAACCCAAATATAACCTTAGATCGTGCTGTAACGGGAACATCAACCTCTGGGACTGTTACTGAATCCGGCTTGCGTGATCGAGCTGTTAAATATATCCGCGATGGAATTGTTGGCGATGATACGGTTGCGGATCACACTGGCCGCATGGATTTGCCCACAGATGCAACATCATCATATGCACTAGGATTGGATTACACTGTTCGAGCAAAAACAATGCCCGTTGAGCCTAGATTGAATACTGGAACCGTCCAAGGCGTTCAAAAACGAATTGTCCAAGTCGATGCGCTTGTTAATGAAACAAAGGATCTTGTTATCAACAGCAAGCAAGTTTCATTCAGAAACTTCGGTGAAGGCGTCTTGGATTCAGCAATCGAGGCATTTACGGGCGTAAAAACTACGCATGGTATGCTTGGCTATACGAAAACTGGACAGATTACGATAACACAGAATGTTCCGCTTCCCATGACTGTCTTGGGCTTGGAATACAAACTCAGTGTGGGGAACTAAGACATGGCAGCATTACAACCAATCGCAGCGCCTCTTTTCCTGGCAACAACTGCAATGAGCGCGATGTCTCAAGCTCGAGCGGGTCGGCAGCAACAGGCAGCATATGACGCGCAAGCGGCTGATGCATTGATGAAAGGACGCTCCGAAGCGATTGCATACAAGCAACAAGGCGCAGATGTTTTGAGAAATTTAAATGAAAACCTGGCGGCAATCATCGCTCGAGTGAGTGCTGGGAATGTTTCAGCAACATCTGGATCTGCGGCGACAACGGCTTTGTTTGGCATGGCGGAAGGTGCTAGAGAATATCACCAGGCCCAGGACAACGCGATTACGGCAGAAGGCCAGGCGGCATCCCAGGCGCACCAATACAGATTGGCTGGACAGGCCGCAAAAGAAACCGGGCAAGTCAATGCGTTAGGCACAGTGGCGCAAGGCATATTTATGTTCGGGCAATTATAAGGTTGTAAAAGATGGGCAGAATACCACGATATCAAAGATTAGGGGTTCGAGCGCGGCAGCCTCAAAGCATCGATTACGCTGGGTTTCGTGGTCAGGCCCAGACAAGCCAGGCAATCACCAGGGCATTCGATCAGATGTCTGGTTTTCTTTATAAAAGCGCCGAGCGGGAGGCGGTTCAGACCGGGCTAGAGCGCGTTCGTGCAGAAGGAGCGCAGCCAATCCTGGAGGAGCTACAAGCCCAGGGCGGTCCTCGAGGTCTACAAGAACGTACAGCATATGAGGCCGCAAACCGTGTTGCGGTGGCGGAGATCCGCACAGAGGCCGAGCTAGAGATCACAAAGATCCTGGACCAGGGCCAGGCAAACAAGCAATCGTACAGCGCTATCCAGGCAAAGTTGAAAGATGTCTCTGATGGTTTCCCGGCGGCACTATCTAACATCGATCCCGTATCTGCCGGATTGCTACGCACACAGTTACAAGAGGCGACAGGCAAGGCCGAGCTGCGTTATTCTAAGTGGTGGACAGGCGAGATCGCCAAACAACAAAAGATTAAACAGAACAATGTCGCGGCAAATGAGGCCGAGTTTATCCTGGGTAACGCGGTTGTCCCTGGTTACACTACGCAAGCAATCGATGATGATATCGCAAAGGGTGAGCAAACGCTGATCGATCTAGGTGTGAAACCGGAGTTGGTCGAAGCCTGGTCAGACGATATTAAGGAAAAAGCTTACAAAGAAAACTTTTTATTTGATTACAATCAAAAGCCCATCGAAGAAAAACGTCAGGTAATAAATTCGATCATGGAGGGCAAAACAACTTTGCCTGGCATGGATTACGAAAAGAGTGTTCGCTTTGTAAATGGATTATTGCGTCCAGAGTACAATCGCAATCTATCGGCTTTAAAATCCCAATCAGATTTTGTCGTGAACAAGGTCGATGATCTCGAGGATATACTGGAAAGCGGTGGCCGTGTTAGCCAGGATGTTATGGCAAGCTTGCGGGACAAGGCGAATGATGTTGCTGAGTTCGATGGCGGTGCAGCCCTGGGCGCGTCCAATCAGCTACAAGAGAGCGAACTATTCTTTTCTCAGCTACGCGGTGCATCACTTAGCGAAGTCGAGGCAATGGTTGTCGATCTGCAAGATGGCGCTGATGGCGTTATGGATACGGCAATCGAAGTCAAGAGATACGAGCAAGCTTCTAAGTTTCTGACCAACATGCGCACACAACTTGCGCAAGATCCTATGGGTTATGCAGAGCGTGTTGGGTTTATCGAGCGCAAATCGTTTGTTACGCAAGATGAAAACGGAGCGCTTGCTATAGATGATGCGGCTCTGGAAGAAAGAGCTTTGGCGGCTGCAACTGTTCAACGTCATTACGGATTGGCCGCTCCTAAACTATTATTTGCTGATGAGGCTCGAACTATTGGCCTTGCGCTACAACAATCAGAGGGCAACACAAAGCT